CTCTACCAAACAAAGAACCAGTCCTAAAAAAAGCTCTGAGCATGATTCAGAGCTATTCTATGGCTATTGCATCAAGAGGTCTTAAAGATAAAAAAGTAGATAAGACTGTAAAGCAGCTTAGAGTTTTGAGTTGCTTTGGTAATGAGCATGTTGGTGGTGAATTGCCTCCCTGTGCTCATCTAAAGAAGTCCACGACTGATGGAAAATTCTTTTGTGGTGGATGTGGCTGTGGAGATAGAAAAAATACTTGGTTAAATGGCACTAATGAAGAATATAGTAAACTTGACTATCCTTCAGTAAATTGTCCTCTTTCAATGCCAGGTTTTACAAATTATACAGTAAGTCTTCCGCAAGAAGCTCAAGAACCGGAATCTAGAAAACATTATATTGAAAATATAGACTTTTTCTCCGTACAGTCAATAAATGTTACTATGCCAGAAACTCCAAAAGAAATATCAGAAATACTTGATAAGTTAAAACAAAAAATGGAAGAAAATAAGACTCCTCCTCAGCAATAAATTGCTGGAATTTTGTTGTGCATAAATATTTTACATGGCACAACCAAATTCAAGAGAATCTTTAATACAATATGCTTATAGACAATTAGGTGCTCCAGTAGTCGAAATCAATGTAGACTACGAACAAGCAAATGATCGTTTAGATGATGCTTTGCAATTTTTTGCCGAAAGACATTTTGATGGCGTGGAAAGAGCATATTTTAGCTATGTCTTAACAAATGCGGATATAGAAAATAAGTATATAAACACTGATACTTTAGGTCCTATTGTTGGCTCGTCTGGAGCTAATCCAAATGGATATGATATCCTTTCAATCATAAGAGTCTTTCCTTTTGGTTCTTTAAATGCTAATGAACTTTTTGATGTAAGATATCAAATGGCATTGAATGATGTCTATGGAGTAAATACTAATCTCGGATTTGTAAATTCTACCCCAATAGCAAATTATGATATAACTAAAAGATATATTCGTTTGATTGAAATGATGTTTGATCCAGAAAGAACCATTAGGTTCAATAAAGTAACTAATAAACTATACATAGAAACTGATTGGAGTTCATTAAAAGCAGGAACATATCTTTCGATTGAAGCATATGTTAATTTAAATCCAGATTTATATCCAGAGATTTACAACGACAGAATGCTCAAAAAATACTTCACTGCATTAGTTAAAAAACAATGGGGAGCAAATCTGTCAAAATTTGATGGAGTTGCACTACCGGGTGGAGTTGCTTTGCGTGGCGGTCAAATATTTGCTGAAGCGGTACAAGAAGTAGCTATTCTTGAAGATCAAATTGTTGCTTCGTATGAATTACCACCAGATATGATGACAGGATAAAATGGCTTTAAATCCCTATTTTAGATTTCAAGGAACTGAACAAAATGTTGTCGAAGATAACATTATTGAAATCATTCGTATGATGGGAAAAAATCTTTGGTATATTCCAAGAGAAAATGTTAACATTGATAGGTTATTTGGTGAAGATCAGTTAAATAAATTTACTAAAGCGTATCAAATTGAAATGTATGTTGCTTCTGTTGCTGGTTTTGATGGGAGTGATGTAATAACTAAGTTTGGTTTAGAAATTAAAGATAAAATAAATTTAGTCGTTAGTAAGAAAAGATTTACAAACGAAATAACTACAAAAAATTCCGCTATTATTCGTCCAAGAGAAGGCGATCTTATATTTTTTCCACTAAGTAAAACGCTTTTTGAAATAAATTTTGTTGAACATGAAATTCCCTTTTATCAATTAGATAAAAATTATATTTATACTTTATCATGTGAAACCTTCGTATATTCTTCAGAGCAATTCGAAACTGGGAATACAGATATGGATTCTTTATCAGATACTAAACAAGAAATATACAATTTCTTAATAGGAGCAACTTTCCCCGGATTCACTGCTGCTTATAATAAAGCTATACGCGGAGAACAATATTATGTTCAGGGATCAGTTTCGGGGACTACATCATATTTCCGCATGTTAGACTTCGATTTAGACGGAACTGGAATGACTGCTAGACTTGCATCTATAGACGGAGTTACATTCTCCAACCCAACAATTCTTACTAGTAATATTTCTGGTTCTACATTCAGAATTCTATCAGTTGCATCCACAAATGATATAGTAACAATTAATCCGATTTTGGAAGATTTAAATGGAGAAATTCAGCCTCTTGACTATCAAAGAGGTTTTACTGGTGCTGGTAGTAAAATAGATATTTCTATAGTTAATTTTAGTGAAATAGATCCATTCTCAGAAGGCAATTACTAATGTTCAATTCATATGATAATCAATCTATAAGAAAATTAGTAGTAGCTTTTGGTTCTTTATTTGATGAAATATATGTAACTAGAAAAAACGATACTACTGGTGTTATAGAAAATGTTAAAGTTCCTATAACATTTTCATCAAAAGAAAAATTTTTACGAAGATTAGAATCTCCTTCTTCTATTAGCGATAATGTAAAAACGCAAATAAATGTACCTTATTTGAGTTTTGAAATAGCTGCAATTTCTTATGATTTTGGTAGAAAAAGAAACAAATTAACTAAAACTAATAAAACTGTTGTTGAGGATGGTATCCCGTCTTCAAATTATATAACCTTTTCGGAGACACCAATAAATGTAATATTTAATTTATATTTTTATTCTAGGAGTTTAAATGAAATTTTTCAGGTTTTAGAGCAAATAATGCCATATTTTAATCCTGAATTTAACATTAGAATAAACTTTAATAAAATATTTCAAAATGTAAATGTTCCAATTTCTTACAGAGAATTTAAATTAATTGATGATTATGAAGGATCATTGCAAAATAGACGAACATCAATTGGTGTTATCTCATTCAGCGCATCTTCTTTTATTTTCGGGGAAATAAAAGAAAAAGATGTTATTCAAACTGTTACCAGCAGTTCTTTATTAGATCCAGATCTCAACGTTGATATCAACTTCGACATAACAAATATAGTCATAAATACGCTTTTGGATAAAGTAATATATTCTTTACCATCTCAACAATCAACATTATTGAGTAATATGACATGGACCGAATATAATACAATGGATCTTGAAACAAGAATTAGTATTTTTTCATTTGATACTAATGTATTGTTACACACATTGCGTATTCCAGCAAGAACAAATGCACTAACAAATGCTCAATTAAATGAAATGATTACAAATATATGCACTGAATTGGATATTTGTTCAAATGTAGAAACAACTGAACGAATTTTGGTTTTCCGTGTGGAGAATGGTCTAGTTCAAGCACAGAGAAATTTTAGAGTTATTATGAATTGTACTACAGCATGTCAATAAATAAATTAAATGAATTTTTTGAAATAGAATCTATTGGCAATACAGCCAGCAATCAAATCCAAAAATCATCTGAAAGTGATTATGAATATGCCAGAGAAAATCTATACGACATAATAAACAAATCAAAAATTGCTCTTGAAGGAATTATGAAGGTTGCGACTGAAGGTGATTCTCCAAGAGCATATGAAGTGGTAACTCAAATGTTGAAAACAATGTCTGAGATTAATAAAGATCTAATAGATCTTGAGAAGATAAAGAATGAAGCAAATAAGACTACCATTAAAACAACGAATAATAATTCATTCTTCATAGGATCCACTAGTGATCTACAGGATCTGATCAACCCCGAAAGAAGTAAGAATAAATCTATAGAAATGATTGATGCGAAGGTGGTAGAGGATGTCAAGGAAATTTAAGGGTTACTTAGGTAATCCAAATCTAAAAGAAGCTGGAGTAAAGATTGACTTCACCGAAGAACAAATTCGGGAATATGTTCGTTGCTCTCAAGATCCCATTTATTTTATTAAGAAATATGTCAAGGTAGTATCTCTCGATAAGGGTCTTGTTCCTTTTGAATTATATGATTACCAAGAGGACATGATTAATAAAATGCACAACAACCGTTATCTTATTGCCAAACTACCGCGTCAGTCTGGTAAGAGCACAACGATTGTTGCGTTCATTCTTCACTATATTCTTTTCAACCAGAGCATGAGCGTTGGTATTCTAGCCAACAAAATGAATACTGCTAGAGAAATTCTTGGCCGTCTTCGTCTGGCCTATGAGTATCTTCCCAAGTGGCTCCAGCAAGGTATCATCGAATGGAACAAAACATCCATTCAGCTTGAGAATGGCTCAAAGGTCATGGCATCTGCCACATCATCATCGGCAGTTCGTGGTGGATCATTCAACCTCATCTTCTTGGACGAATTTGCCCATGTCTCTCAAAACATAGCAGAAGAGTTCTTTAGTTCAGTTTACCCTACAATTACCTCCGGTCAAACCACGAAGGTATTCATGGTATCAACCCCAAACGGACTGAATATGTTCTATTCCTTCTGGAAGGGGGCTACAAGGAAGCAGGGAGAGGAGGGCAAGAACGAGTACATACCCATAGAGGTGTCTTGGAGACAGGTTCCTAAGTACGCTGGTGGGCCTCTGCGCGACGAGCAATGGAAGCAGCAGATGATTGCCCAGACCAGCGAACAGCAGTTTGAGCAGGAGTTTGAATGTTCATTCCTTGGTTCTTCAAATACCCTCATCAGTGCCAGCAAGCTAAATTTACTTCAGTTTGATAGACCGATAGCAAAGGAGCCAGGGGGCCTTTATATCTACGACGAGCCAGTTGAAGGCCATGCCTACTTCATCATGGTCGATGTCGCCAGAGGTCAGGGAAGAGACTATACGGCTATGGTGGTGGTCGATTCCACCGAAAAGCCCCATAAGGTCGTGGCTAGGTATAGAAATAATCTTATATCTCCCTTTGATGTTCCGCCGGAACTCTACAATTTGGCAATAAAATATAATAATGCACACTTACTAATTGAAGTCAATGACATCGGCGGTCAGATTGCCGATGCCATGCACGAAGATTATGAGTACGAAAATATCATTCAGACTCAGATGATGGGTCGTGCAGGACAAAAAGTAACCTTGGGATTCGGTCGCGGAACAAAACAAAGAGGCGTAAGAACCAGCTCTGCGGTCAAAAAACTGGGTTGTGCAGTTCTAAAAAATTTAATTGAGCAAGATAGACTCTTGGTCAGAGATTTTGATATCATTCAAGAATTGATGACTTTTGTTTCAAAACATCAGACACATTGTGCAGATGATGGTTATACAGACGATTTGGTTATGTGTTTGGTTCTTTTTGGATGGTTGACTAGACAAGGCTACTTCGAAGAGATCATAGACATACAAAAAAAGAAAATTATAAATACCACAGAGAAAGAAGAGGAAGAGAACACTACTTTTTTTATTGGATCTAAAGAATTCGATACAGAAAAAACATTCAAAGAGGATAATGCTCTTTGGTTCACAGAGGAATAAAACATATGCCAGGAATTAACATATTCGAAAATTCATCACCAATACTCGCCAACACACAAGTTGATTCGTCAACCCACTTATCAGCATTTCTTTGTGGATATTCATTATACCACAAAATAACGCAAAATGATACTCAACAATTAGGATATAAAATTATAAACAGTCCTACTGATTTATTATCAAAATTTAATATTGCTGTTCTAAGTGGAGCTTCTTCTGGTTTTGCCTCTGGAGCCGGATTCAGCGGAGGAACAGTTCACGATAGAGAACTTCATTCGGCAATTAATTATCTTCAGTATGGTGGTATTTTAGTGGCTGCTACGGGAGCAACAGCATTAAATAATACAGCTTTAGCAATTGATAGCGTTTTCTGCGAAGATAAGGCAATGATGCCTCATGTAATTAATCTAGTAAAATTAAGACAAGATTGTATTGGAATTGTTGGTAGTTCAGCAGAATATCACAACGGAACTTCTGCTTCTTACAATGCTTCATCGCTAGCCCATTATTCTATGTTTGGTATCACTGGAATAACTGGTGCAACTTCTACTGATGAATATTTCTTTAGTATTATTGGAAGAAAAACGATAGATAGACAATATGGAAACACTGGCTCAATTGACATTCTGGTAGGTTCAGATGTCGCCGGATTGATGGCACGAACTGATATTAATGGTCAGTTCTTCCTACCTCCTTCTGGAATTCGTAAGGGACAAATTAATTTCTATACAAACTATGAACCTAAACTATCTGAAACAGATATGAATACTCTTGAATCAACCTATGGCATTAACAGTATTGCAAAATTGGTTGGCTACGCCGATAGCGCATTTGTAATGGGAGATGCTACTCTAGAGCAAACCGATACTGATAGAATGCATGTTGGTATTGTAAGACTTATTACTGGAATTAAGCGAGGCATCAAACCACTACTTCAAGGAGTTCTCTTTGAAGTTAATAATGAGCAAACCAGAGAAAGACTTTTTACTGCATGTTCCGCATATCTTTCAAGACTTGTTGATATTCAAGGATTGTCTGAGTTTTCAGTTCGATGCGATTCATTTAATAATACCGATGAAATCGTAGCTGCAAAACAACTAGTTTTAGATATTTCATTTAGACCTATATACCTAATTGATTCAGTAACATTCAGATTTGTACTAAATCAAGGATAATGGCACTTA